GCAAGCGAAACCGGATCGCCCTCGGTACCGGCCGACGCCGGGTACCGGTCCACCTCGTCGAGCAAGGCGTAGCGGATCGGCCGCATGGCCAGGCCGCTCGGGCTGATCGCGCCCGTGAAGGTCACATGCCCCGAGCCGTTGGTAAACGCTTTGTGGAGAACGGTGTTGTCGGAGTCGCGGCTCTTGACCGTGGCCAGCTTGCCACGCAGCACGGGCGTCGCGCGAAACATCGGCGCCACACGATCCTTCGACAGCGCCTTGGCGTCTTCGATGCGGGGCTCCACCACCAGCGCCGGGCCCGGGTCGACGTCGGCGATGAAGCCCAGGAAGTTGAGCAGGCATTCTGTTTTCAGCATTTGGGCGCTGGACAGTAGGACGACCATCTTGGACGGATGCGCCGGGCTCAACACGTCCATCGGCTCACGCTGGTAGGGGCGGGTCCGCCACTGGCCGCGCTCCGCCGATGCGGCCCCAGTGAGCACACGGTTCTCGTCTGCCCACTGTGATACCGTCATGTCGCGCGGCGGGAGGAGGAGCGCCGCGCCGACATCGCCGAGAAATGAAGACATGATTAGAATCCGCTGTCGGCGACGGCTTTGCTGAGTCGCACTAACAAGGCCTTGCCGTCGTTCGACAGGACTTTATGCGCCGAGGGGGTGTCGCTAATTGCCGCCAGGGTGGACGCGAGACGATCCGGCTGCGCGAGCACATGCTCTTTCACCATCTGAAGCAACGCTGCAGCTGACTCCCTGGGAATGTTTTTGTCGATCAGCTTCCCGGCGAGTAGCTCATATTCGAGCTGCGCCTTCTTGGCGTTGAATGTCTCCTTCACCGCGCGCGCCTTCATGTAGACACTGAGCGGATCGCCAGCCAGATTGGTCGGCACGGACGCGACCTCCGGAACTGCAACCATGCTCCTGGCCGTCCGGTAGGCCTGCTTCTGGCCGCCGATGATGTTGGGCAAGACCCCGGCAAGGTCGCTATTCGCCGTCCAATCGCGATCCGCCCGCGCCGCATCGACCGATCCGTCCGATTCGAGCTTGATCCGCTTGCGCGCAACTGCCTTCTGGACCGCTTTCAGCGTGACGCCGCGATGCTTGGCGTAGCCCCGGAGTGAGATGCCCATATTTGTTCGCAAATCGGATTGAATCGCCTTGCTATTCGCCGGAACCGAAGCGATTCATAGGGTCGATGGCACACACCAAACAGACCACCAAGCAAACCGCCGCCGCCTGTTACGCAGAGCGCCACGCCCGAATGCCAGGACCTGCTGCAGCGCATCGCGCAGCAGCTTGTCCGGCACCAGCAAGAACAGGCCGCCGCGCCTGCCAATTGGGGCTTCCCGGGCGACCTTGGCCACGTCAGCGAGGAACTCGCCTACGTGCTCGCCAGCCTGGGCGACCGCAGCGCGGTGGATGCCAAAGGCCTGGATTGCTAACGCGCCATTGACTCAACTAGGAGACTAAACATGCCTACCTTTATGATCGAAACCGACAACAACATCACGGCGTTTGCCGCCCTCGAAGATGCTCTCAACCATGGCATCGGAACTACCGAAGGAACCTTCTCCACCGAGAAGGAACTCACGAAACTCTCGGTCGCCTGGCCGATCGCCCGCTTCGCCGAAGTCTGGAATGGCTTCGCCGGCGTGGTGCCCTTCGACTCCCTGAAGCCGATCAAGAAATTCACGGACCGCAAGACGGCCATCGCGCGGATCTGGAAAGCCATCCAGGTGCTGACGCCCGCCCCCGCGCAACACGCGGCGCCTGCCGCGCCCAAGAAGGCCAAGGCGACCAAAGAGGCCAAGCCCAAGGACGGCGCGCGCCCGCCGCGCGAAGGCAGCAAGAAGGCCATCGTGCTCGACCTGCTCAAGCGCACCGAAGGCGCCACGTTGAAAGAAATAATGTCCGCAACGGCCTGGGAGGCTCATAGCGTCCGCGGCTTCATCTCCGGCAGCCTGGGGAAGAAGATGGGCCTCAAGATCGACTCGGCCAAGCGGGAAGACGGCGAGCGCGTTTACAAAGCAGTCTGACGCTCCCGTACCGCGAACCGCAGCAAGGAGAACAACACGATGGACCAGGACACGCAACTACGGCAACGCCTGGCGACCCTGCTCACCGAGTACATGGAGACGGAGGACGTCTCCGCTGAGATCGCGATTGCCTGCGCGACCGCCGATCTGAGGCACTTCGCCGACACGCACGAGGCCGACTACGGAGATGCCGACTCGCTCGGATACCGGCACTACTGCGAGGAGAACGGCCAGAAGCAGATCGGCTGACTCCCACGCGCAACCGCACTGCCGCCAGCCTCATCAGCTGGCGGCTTCCTTGTTCCGGAGCAATTGGGCGAGCGATTGGATGCACAGACGTAACTGCCAATCCACCCTGAGACAGGCGCTATGGCGGGGAGAAAAAGTCGGACCAGCGTGTCTTCCATGGCAGTCCATCGAGGATCTTCAGTTCAGCGGACCAATCGGACAGCGCGAGGCACAGGCCCTGCACTTCGGGGTTTCCCGCGCGCAACGCGGCCTCCACGTATGCCAACTCACGGTGGCAACGGTCGATTCAACCGGCGATGCCCAGCCTCTCGGCGGCCAGCTCTTTGAACAGCCGCCCGTCGGCTTCGAGCGTGGCCAGTTGGCCCGTGTGTTCTTGCCAGCGGCGAATCACGACATCGCAGTAGCGCGGTTCCAACTCAATCAGCCGCGCCTGACGCCCGGTGCGCTCGCAGGCAATCATCGTGGTGCCGGATCCGCCGAAGGGATCGAGCACCGTGTCCCGCGTTTTGCTGGAGTTGCGCAGCGCGCGTTCGACCAGTTCGACCGGTTTCATAGTCGGATGCAGGTCGTTTGAGACGGGCTTCTTGATGAACCACACGTCGCCCTGGTCCCGTGCACCGCACCAGAAGTGGTCCGTGCCTTCCTTCCACCCGTAGAGGATTGGTTCGTACTGGCGCTGGTAGTCTGATCGGCCCATCGTGAATGTGTTCTTGGCCCAGATGACGAAGGTCGACCAGTGGCCACCAGCTTCGCGGAACGCCTTCTCGAGCGTATGCAGCTCCGAAGACGACATGCAGATGTAGATAGCGCCCTTGGCGACAGATAGCAGGTTGACACAGGCATCGTAGAGGAACGGCCCAAAAGCATCGCCCAGATTGTCGTTGACGATCTTGCGATGCGACTTTCCGCGGAGCTTGTCCTTCATCGTGGCGCCATAGTTCACGCCATACGGTGGATCGCAAAAGACCATGTCGGCGAGGCCGCCGGCCATGACCTTTTCCACATCGGCCATCTGCGTCGCATCGCCGCACAGCAGCCGGTGTGGGCCCAGCAGCCAGCTGTCGCCCAGCACGGTCACTGCCGTCTCCGGCACATCGGGCGCGGCGTCTTCATCGGTGAGGCCTGCCGCGACCTGCTCGGGATCACGCAGCAATGCTTCAAGCTCTTCGTCGGAGAAGCCGACCAGCTCGAGTGAGAAGCCGTCCGCCTGAAGAGTCTCCAACTCGACGCGCAGCATCTCTTCATCCCACCCCGCGTTCTCCGCCAGCTTGTTGTCGGCGAGGACGAGTGCGCGGCGCTGCGTCTCGGAGAGGTGTGCCAGGACAATGACTGGCACCTCGGTCAGTTTCAGCATGCGCGCGGCCGCCAAGCGAGCGTGGCCGGCGACAAGGACCCCATCCGGCCCGACGAGGATCGGATTCACGAACCCGAACTCGGCGATGGAGCCTGCAACCTGGGCCACTTGCGCATCGGAGTGCGTGCGCGCGTTGCGGATATAGGGGATCAGCCGGTCGACCGGCCACTGCTCGATTTGGAGTTGCATCAGGAGTGAAAAGCGACCAGACTCAGTTGGCCTTGCGGCTTCCGTAAAACGGCGCGGCGCCGTGATGCTGAATGCGGCGCGTGTCTCGCAGCCGCGGATTGTCGACCTGCTCGTTCGGAACGCCGCGCTCGGCGGCGACCTCGGCGATGGTCTGGCCAGTAGCTGCGAGGACTGGCTCGACGCCGGCGAGGTCCCCGATGCGCCGCAGGATCACGTCGCAGTACGCCGGCGAGATCTCACAGCCGTAGCCCACGCGGTCGAGCACGTGGGCCGCGGCCATCGTGGTGCCGCTACCCGTAAATGGATCGAGGATCGCGTCGCCGGCGTCGGAGAAGGACTTCACGAAGAACTCCACCAGCGGCCGAGGGAAGGGCGCGCTGTGCGAACCCTGGCTGCTCTCCGTTGTGCACTCGATGACGTTTGATGGGCGCGCAATACCCTCGTGCTTACCGTCCATCATCTTCTTGCGCATGTGCCCCCACGCCTGGCCGCCTTTCGGTGGTTGCGAAGCGTATGCACCGCGTGGGCCCGTCCCCAGCAGACCGCTCCCCGAGGCTGATTTAGGATTGTGCGGCGAGTAGTCGAAGCAGTAGTCCGACTCGGTGCCACAAGCCAGCGCGTTGAATTTGATGTCCGCTTGGCGACTGAAGTGATGTACCGGTTCCCAAGCGTTCTTGAAGCGGTTAGGCCACCCTCCAGGCACTCCGTTGTCGGTCTTGCGCCAGCAGAACT